TCTCCCCGTGGCGCGATTGTCGCGGGGAGCAGGGGAGACAATCCCGCAAACAATCAACCAACAAACACTATGAAAAATCAAATGTTGAAAATGAACATCGTCACGCCAGAGCAAAATTCTGTCTTTCGCGTGGGAACGTGCCTAACGTGTTATACAAACTTTGATAAATGCGAGCATCGCTTAATTGAACGCGAAAAGGAAAGACGCTTTTCCAAAGTGTTGCAAGGCGTAGTTGTCGGCATTGAAAGCGAAAGGCTATGCAGAATCGCAGCAAAGTTTGAGTTGGAAAGCGACGAATTTTCTACTTGGAAAGAAAAAGCAAAAAGCCTAATTCCCGCACGCTCTTATTACTAATTGGAATACTTCTAAATAAGGAACGCAAAATAAATAACAAAATTATTTGACATATTGACAAAACATGACAATCTTCCGTATATATTAACGCTATGAAAACCAAAAGACATATGACGATAAAATCAGCATTTAACAAGGGGATGGAAAGCGGAAAGTTCCCGCATCCAGAAAACAAGGCAAAGGCATTAAAGTCGGTTGCGAGTGAATTTACCGCCCCGATTGTCAGAGCTTATTGGTCGGGTTATCTGTGTCAATCTTTACAGAATAAATAACACAATGAAAACACACAATCAAGTTGATACGTCTATGGGGCGGGTTAATCTCCATGTTCGCGCTATCCTAAAGAATCCAAAGAAGGGAAAGTTTTATTTGCGGGGCATCATGCGAGAGTTTTGCAATGTCTCTCTTATGGATTCTGTGATTATTTGCGGCGCGGCGACCATCCTTTTACTGATAGCTATTGATAAACTGATAAACTGATAAACTAATACCAATAAAAACAATCCGTATATATTAACTCAACCAATAACCACACTATGAAAAAAACACTAACAACACACGATATTGCAAACGAATTGAAAAATGACAACAACGCAAATTGGTCATGGGCCGGAGCCTTGGCAATAGCTGAATATCTTGAAGAATGGGAGTCTGACACCGGAGAAGAAATGGAATTTGATAGGGTTGCTATTCGGTGCGATTTTTCAGAATATTCTAGCTTGCAAGAATGGGCAACCGATTATTTCGGTGGTGAAGATAAAGCCAAAGAAGAATTGTGCGACGAATATATGCCAGACAAAGACGAATTATCAGATAATGATGATGAGATTCCCGACGACAAAATCAAAGAGTATATAAATGATAATGGAGCATTGATTGAGTTTGATGGCGGTATCATCGTCTCATCTTTTTAATCCGTATATATACCTGCAATGAGCATCAATAAAAACATCCACGGCGCATGGGTTGTCTCTGACATTATCGGCGGACATCGCGTGCAAAAAACCTACTACTACACGACAAAGAAAGAAGCCATAAAACTATTCAAGAAAGAAAGTAAATAAACACCATGAAAACAATGACAATCAACATATACAGCTATAAAGAATTAAGCGACAAGGCAAAGGAGCGTGCGCGTGATAAGTGGCGTGAAACTGCACTAGATTATCAATGGTGGGAGTTTACTTATGAAGATGCGGAAAATATCGGCATCAAAATTACAGAGTTTGACACCTATCGCGGGACGATCAAGGGACATTTCACAGAATCGGCAGATTTTACCGCTAATAAAATCCTATCAGACCACGGCGACAAATGCTCAACATGGGCGGAAGCCAATCATTATCGCAAAACGATGGAAGAATTTATGGCTAATGCTGAAAAAGATGAATATGGCGAGCTTGCAACCTACAAACTGGACAACGAGAAAGAAGAAATAGAAGATGATTTTCTTCACTCAATGCTGGAGCAACATCTGAAAATGTTGCGCGATGAATACGAGTATCAAATGAGTGACGAGGTAATTGAAGAATGTATTATTATGAATGATCCAGAATATCTTGAAAATGGCAACTTTGCTTAATCAACAAAACACACAAACCCATGAAAAATTCAACGAACAACAACATGAACGGAGATTACGTCTTGCAAGTTCTTTCTCAAATTGAACAAGATTGGAGAGAGTATCTTATAGGTGTGGGTAATAATTACCCACCGAATGAGGAGGATTATCGGACGTTTTTCGAGAGAATGACCGCCAACATGGAATGCGTGGAAAGTCTCGCCAACAAAATGAAATTATCCGTTAATCAATAAAACAAAACAAACAACACACACATAAACACAATGAAAACAATTAGCAAATATCAAATCATCGACCACGGAGTTGAGCACTCGCAATTCTTTAGTGGATGCGGGACTGCCTTCACAGAATACGAATCGGTTTATACAGGAATTGGAGATACGCCATTTGAGGCTTTAGAAGATGCGCTCAATGATGCGTCGATGGATGATTGGGACTGCGAGCACATTGAAAACGAATTGTCAGATAAATCGGACATTCCAGAAACGGAACATGAAGATGATGATGAATTATCAGATGATGCAAGCGAGCTTTATCACTACGTTTCTATCAGAGTAAAATAACAATCCGCATATACATACACACCATGAACGCCCAAAAACTAATAAACAAAATACAAAAGATGTGTGATCAGCATGGAGTTGATCCAAAAGATGTAGAAATAAACTATCGCCATAGCAACAACTCGGATGTGTATATGGTCAAACACGTTTGGGAAGATTTGTATGATGGGGAATCAAACAGCGTATTAACGTCGATCAGCCTTGCTACTCTTGGTGGCGACACTCGGTAATTCGCACAAAATAATAAAAACATATCAATCCGTATATACACACACACCATGACAACGATTAACCCAAAAGAAATAACAAACTATAATCGCACCGATTCAGAGTTAGAAGCTTTTATGCTTTTCTCCATTGCGGTAGCAGGAAAAAATGCAGCACAAACCGCCAATCTCATTGGCAACGTTTTGCGCGAATCCGAAACAAACGAAACGCCATTTCAATATCTAAAACGCATCCTGTTGGAAGATCATCTTCGCTTTTGGAAGGTTGGTCAATATCGCAGAATTGTTCCCGCCATTCTTGGTGTAATGAAATTGAATCTTCGCACTTGCACGATGGGAGACTTGCTAAAAGTTCATGGCATTGGATACAAAACCGCCAATATGTTTCTACTCCACTCGCGCCCCAATCATGTTGGAGCAGTATTGGACACCCATATATTGCGATGGATGAGGGAGGTTCATGGAGTCAAAACGCCAAAATCTACACCATCTGGAAAACGATACGATGATTTGCAAAAGCTCGCGTTAAAATTTATATCGCGGTCGTTTCCCAACCTATCGTTAGCGGACGCCGATCTTTTGATCTGGAAAACAATGAGTGGAAACAATGAATAATATAGTATTAAATATTGCGGGAGAATCTGTTGCGGTTTTGTTCGACGGCAAAAGAGTTACAAGCCCCGATTTTCCTAATGTAGAAATTGAATTTGTCGCCCGTTGCGGAACGAGAATCACGCAGCAAATGCTAGTAGAAATTTGCAAAACAAAAACACAAACACCATGAAAAACAAAATACAACCAGACAAAACATATTGGGCAACCGGAAACTACCACGAGTTTCGGATTCAAGGGGAAGCCATTCTCGACATCTGCCATAGCGGAGACAACTCTGAATCTATTTCTTATTGGGTGGATGTCGTAAAAGAATTGGCAGACAAGGACGGATTCACCAATCGCCCGACGCCAGACACAATCCGAAAAGAGTTAAGCGAATATGGCGCATGGGATGATGGTGAATTGGCGGACGATGAACAGAATTGGCATCGCCTCCTATGGATTGCAGCTTGGGACATTTTCAATTCAGACGAATCAGATTTTAGCGAACCATTAACACACTAAACAAAATAAACACCATGAATAAACAACACACTCCGGGGCCGTGGGAAATTGGCCGCGTTTCAGCACCTAACACTGGAGCAACCCCTATCCGATGGAAGGGTGAGAATATCGCATGGGCTTGTGGGAAAGATTCTGCTCACAGGCTCGATGAAGCAACAGCTCGCGCAAACGCTCAACTCGTCGCCGCTGCACCTGAGCTTTTGGATGCACTACAAGAGCTTGTAGACCAACTGGAGGGGGTAGGTATCGCCATAGAGGAAGAAGATTCTGGCCAGTGGCACGGAGCCGAAGGGTTATCATTTGCCAAGGCTCGCGCCGCAATCGCCAAAGCCGAAGGGGGGCAGCAATGAGCACGCTAACATATCCCGTCTCAGTTGATACAGAAATAGAATCGGCGGGAACAACCTATTACGTTTATATCGAAATGGATGTTGATTTTGATATTAACGCCGAAGCGAAAGAGGTTCAGATAACAGAATGTCAAATCGGGGTTTTGGATGGAATGGATATTCCATTTAGAATTGAAGGCAGACAAATTGACAAGGTTATTATTGACGGCAACCCTGACTTAACAAGTGCTATTGACAACGCGATATGGCACGAAATTCAAGTCTATGCTGAATCCCGTGCTGGCGATATTCAGCAGGACGTTGAGACGGATACATACGAACGTCAATCAATGTGGAACGATGAGTGAGGTTTATATCGGCAAGCGCAAGGTTAAGGGTGTCCCATGCGACAGCACGAGCGGAAATGCCGTATGGATTAAAGCAGGATACTACTGGCACGAGGGAACACGTCACACAAAACTGATAACAAAATCAAGATCGGTTCTTTCGGACTTCTATTATGAGAAAAAGAAATCACTTGTTCCTTGGAGGCAAAATGCCGCCAAACAAAAATTAGCGCAAATGCAAAAACTCATCAAAACCTATGGAACTATTTACCCTTAGTCGCCCATCGTTTTTCTCCTGCCCTACGTCTGGCTCCACGTCCTTTGCGGTCTGGACGATTGCGGATAGACGCAAACCTTATGGCGTCCCTTTCTTTGGAAGTCAGAGGCGGAGGAACGAAAGGCTTTTCGGCAATCGGCGCGGGAGCCTCGCCCTCCTCTGGAACAAAATCATGGATAGACCAACTACTTTTCATTGAACAAAAGAAACTATTCGGTGTCTAAAAATTTAACACACACAAACACATGAAAGCAACAATCAAAAAATACAACCCGCCCCAAAACGGATACGTTCTGCGCCTTGGCTTTGAGGAGATTACAACAATCCGCATGGCGTTAGAGAAGAAAATCAAATCAGACTTTCAGCTTCGCAAGTCTCCAATGCGGAAGCGAGAAATCAAATATACCCTTGCAGCAATGAGGGGTGTGCGCGAAAGGGAGCTTTATGTGGATTGACGCTTGCGGAGAAATCCATTTTGAGTTTTGGCAAGGTCTTAAACTCAACGGAAAAACCTACAAAAGCCTTCCGCTTTACAACCTTTGTTTTGAATATGGAGACTCCGAAGTCTTAGAGGTTTGCCAAGTTCAAAACATAAACCCAGAAGAATATAACCTGTCAGAAATACACAAACACCTAAAAATCAACACGTTCCAATACAAATGAAACTATTCAAAAAGAAAAAACAACCCTCGTTGCTGGCCCTGCAAATCGCATGGTTCAACAATTCATCATGGCTTGATCGCCTGTTCTCATACCAAAACATCAACCGCTATCTGTATCGCTAAAATGAAAATTATCCATCAGACATTCGATGCGATTAAGACGCTTCAAGGAAATCTGTATCTTGAGAATGAATCGGGAACAATGGAGCTTGAGGCCACACCAGACGAGATCGAAGATTACGAACGCAGAAGCGGAATCTTTGTGGAATCTGACGTTATTCCAGATTGGCTTATGGCGGAGTTGCTAGTCCACTTCCGCCATGAGGGGGCATTGTCTGACGATTACGAATTTGTTTGCGCCAAATGAACATCTTAGACATCATCGGCACGATCATTGACAGACTCGTTCTGATTTGCGTAATTATTGTAACCGCATCATCAATCTTCTTCCAGATTGTCGATGCCTTTAGGAGAAAATAAACACCCATGAAAACACCAAACGAAAACAAATGGATTGCTGCAACCTTGATTGCGGCAACGGCAATCGCGGCAATCATCGTGATTGAGGGCGGGGAAAAACCAAAAACACTCCCCAAGCAAGAAATCAACCGGACAATTCATGTCCTTCCGTTGGTTTCGGAAATGCCAAGCAACCCAAGCCCCTTGTCGTTTTGATTCCAGAATCCACAATAAACGACATCACATCGCGGGTGCGCCTCTCCGAAATTGCTGGGGATTATTTTCCAGTAAGGCGGAGGGGCCACCAGTATGTGGCGTGTTGTCCCTTTCACAACGAGAAAAGCCCCTCGTTCTATATCAACGACAACAAGAATGTTTACAAGTGTTGGGGGTGCGGCGTTGGCGGAGGCGTCTTTCGCTTTGTCATGGACATGGAGCGCATTAGTTTTCCAGAGGCGGTTAAAAAGATTGGTGCGCGTTTAGGCATTGCCGTTGAGGAGGAGGAATCAGAGGAATCCAATCAGAGGAAAAAGATAGAGTCTGCGTTGTATTCTGCATCAAGGTTTTTCTTTGAACAACTAATTGGGCCAGATGGGGGTGAAGCAAGAAACCAATTAAGGGCAAGAGGATTCACCAAAGATATTTGCGAGGAATGGGGTATTGGGTATGCGCCCAAAAACTATTCGCTCTCTGGAAATCCAGAAATTTTGAAGGCGGCTGGTTTGCTTTTGGATGGGGGGTATCCAAAATTCCGCGAAAGAATCATGTTCTCAATTCACAACGAATCGGGGAACGTATGTGGGTTTAGTGGGAGAACCACGGCAAACCATGCGGCAAAGTATCTCAACTCTCCAGATTCCAAGGTGTTCAGCAAGGGAAGGCTCCTCTATGGATTACACAAAGCCAAACGAGAAGTCATCGACTCTGGCAAAATTGTAATTGTTGAAGGGCAAATTGACGCAATACGCTGTCACTTAAACGGAATAAAAAATGTGGTAGCCCCGCTTGGAACGGCTTTTACTACCCATCATTGCCAGACAATCAAGCGTCTTTGCGGCGAGGTTGTTCTTGCCTTGGATGCAGACAAGGCTGGCAAAGAAGCGTCCAGAAAAATATTTTGCGCTCTTGCGCCTATTGGGGTTGATGTTAAATCCGTCTCGCTTCCAGATGGCAAAGACCCTGACCAATTTATTTTGGAGGGCGGCAACTTATCAATCTTGATAAATAACGCCAGCGGATACATTGACGCTCTGGCTGATGGGATGATTGGAAAGATTGAAACCGCCGAAGAAAAGCTGAAGGCGGCAAAGCAAATCGGCGCGGCAATTTCCAATTTGGATGAGGGAATTATCAGGGATGCCGTTGTTTCCTCTGTGGCCCCAAAGCTTGGAGTTTCGATAGGCGAGCTAAACAAGCATGTTGCCATGCGCGGAGGACACTCCTCTGTTCCTACGGAAAGCAAGAGAGAGATAAGCGAGGCGGTTAAAACTCTCATAGCATACGCAGTTTATTACGGCAAAGATGAGATCAAAAAATACAACTGGGAAATCATTGGAGACGAGGACGTTAAATCATTGATTCATTCTGATTTTGACCACACCAATCAGTCATCGGTAGCCATGCTTTTGGCGGGAATGAACCCTGCAATCGAAAGCTACCTTGTTGATATTAGTCCAGAATCAGTCAAGTCCGCGCCCATTGGTAAAATTTATCGCTCGCTTTTGGGACTTGAGTTAAAGAAAAGAACGGAAGAAGTTTCCAATGGCGGAAACATCAAAGACCTTGTTCCATTACTTGAAGAATATAAGAAGTTATGACCATATTAAATCTTGGAAGACTGGGGGACAACATCAATTTGTTGCCCATAGCTTACGCTGAACACTTGGCGGGTCGGAAGGCAACATTTGTAACGGCTGAAAAATACAGCGAGATATTTGATGGGGTAGCATATTGCGACATTAAAAGATACAGCGGCGACCCGATAGAACTTCAGCACGCCAAGGGTTTATGCGGAAATCTCCCCGATTTGCGGGTAGCACAGGTGTTTATGAATGAAGATCAAAGACACCTTGAGCCAAGCTTTGCTCAAGAAAGTTACCGCTTGGGAAGATTTGGCGATCTTTGGAGGAAGTTTCCCTATGTGTTTGATCAACGCAATCCTGAGCGGGAACAAAAATTATTCAATCAGATATTCCCCAAGGTTTATGATGTTGAACCCTTCATTGTGGTTGCTCTAAGTGGGGTAAGTTCGCCATTTGCGAATAGCGAACAACTGCTGTCTGGATTACGGGAAAGGTTTGATGGATGGAAAATTGTTGATCTTTCCACAATCAAGGCTGAAAAATTCCATGATCTTTGCGGTATTCTGGATGCGGCAAGCTGTCTGGTCACGATTGATACCGCCCATCTGTGGCTATCCAATGTCACCAAATGCCCCGTAGTGACGTTGATTAACGATGGCTGGCGCGGCAGTCCGCCCCCTGTAACAAGTGTGGCCTCGTTCAGATATAAGGACTTCCAGATAGATCAAGTGTGCGATGCTGTGGAATCATGCCTATTTCCTCATGGTTCGGTTGTCGGGGTCGTAGATAGGTTCGGAAAGGAAAAACGTCACAGAGAGGCGTTTAAGAGCCAGCAAAAGGCATTTGGAATGTGGTTCGGGGCCAGCGGAATAAAAAGAACCGCACAAGAGATTGGCGACCCAAGACCATTGCCAATGCTAAAAGAAATGTTGAGTAGGGCGGTAATGTTTACATCTGATAGAGACATTATCATTTGGACGAACGACGATGTTAAGGTTGTGGACTTGTTTCCAATTGTTAATCACGCACGAATCTTTGGCGCGGCAAGTGTTCGGCGTGACCCCGCCCACATTGGCAGGGAAATGTTCGCCTTCCGTTGGGACTGGTTGGCAGACAGGCTAAGGGATTTCCCAGACGTTGCCGTTGCTTGCCCTTGGTTTGACTTGGCTATTGCCGCTTGGATTCGCAAACAATTCGGATGGAACAGCACAATGCAAAATCTGGAATGGGATTTATACCCTTGCGAAATAGCCAACGATGGTCTATTTATCCACCCAGACCACGAATCAAGCTGGACAGATAAAATGGAAATGCCAGCGGCGAAGTGGAACGAAAGAATATTTAAACAACTATTGCAATGAGAAAACTAAACTTGGGTTGCGGCGGCAACATTTTAGATGGGTGGAAAAATCACGATGCAGATGTGGACATAAGTAAACCACTTCCATACGAAGACGAGTCTTTCGACTTCATTTTCGCGGAGCACGTTTGCGAGCACCTAACAACCCCTGACGTAGTTAGGTTTTTCATGGAGGCTTACAGGGTTCTTGGGGCTGACAGCGTTATCAGAATTGCCGTCCCAAGTGCAGACAAGATTATGGACAAGGCCGACGAAGCTTATCTTGCTTGGTTCGGACAATCTGGATTCGGCGACGGAACAAGACGTTCAGCCGTTCAGTCAATCCTCTTAAATCACGGCCATCTTTCTGCTTGGAATTTCCCAATTCTGAAAACATGCTTGTATGCCGCTGGATTTGAAGAAGCATACATAACCGAATGCAGGGTTGGCGAATCATCTTATGAAGAGCTTCGCGGAGTAGAGGGCCACGGAAAGGTCATTGGAGATAGAAACAATAAAACAGAAACAATTATAGCGGAGGCAATAAAACACAAATGGAACTCGTAATGGATGGACACTTGGGCGGATTCGTTCGTGGCGGCGACCCAGACACATACGACACGGCGGTATGGTCGGAGTTAATCAAAGCATTTAACCCCAAAAATCTGATTGATATTGGATGCGGGGAAGGGCATTCCGTTAAGTGGTTTGCAGACCACGGCGTTGATTCTGTTGGTATTGAGGGATCGCCCATCGCATTGGAAAATAGTCCCGTCAAAGATCGCATCATTCTCCATGACTACACAAAAGGCCCGTTCAGGGTTGAATCAAGTTTTGATATGGCTTGGTCTTGCGAGTTTGTCGAACACGTTGAACATCAATACGTCAACAACTACATGGCAACATTTAATTCGGCCAAGATTGTGGCAATGACTTACTCGGAGCCACAATGGAGCGACGGAGGACACCACCATGTTAATTGCCAGCCGCAATCCTATTGGAATGACATCTTTGAATTTTGGGGCTATCAATGGATGGAAGAATATTCAATACATCTCCGCTCCGTGGCTACTGCCCGTTGGGTAAAGCCCACGCTTTCTGTTTATCGAAAAAAATGAAATACGTTATTGGGACAGGATACCACTGGCGTTCCGAATGGGACGAGAAAATGGCTAACATCTGGATAGCCAACACGGAGAAATATTCACCATCTTGGTATTGCGCTTGCACAATACACACAATGCCTCAAGCGATTCATACAAAACAAATATTCTGCAACCATAATCTTGGTCATGTTGGCGATCTAATCAAAGAGAACCGTTCTGGATTATGCGGTTGGTCTGCCTCCGTTGTTACACTGGCACTAATTGCCTACAATTGCGGAAGAGACTTTATCTATAAGGAAGCGGACTGCCTATGGTTCGGTGATATTCTCGGAAAAATGTATCAAGATTGCGGAGATAAAGGTATGGTATTCGGGGCCAAGATGGATGCCGCCCCTTGGATGGCTTGTGCTCAGTCAACATTCCTGATCAAGCATTGGTTCATTCTTGAGTTTGTCAGGGATTACTTGGCACTCCCAGACGATAAGGACATGCTTCCAGAGGACAAGTTTGTTAAGCTGGAAGAGAACGCTCCAGACAACTACAGGAGACTTTCTTTCGGGGTTGACCGCATGAGGCCGCTGCCTTGGGATGCTGAAGTTTGGTATGCACAACAATGGAGCGAAGAAGAAATTAAAGAAGCCCAATCACGGGGCTTGCTTTAATCTTGTGTCATTCCACATCTGGCTAATAGCGGACAGCGTTGCGCTCCGCAATGCCTTATTCTCAAGATATTCTTCTCTGGTGATGTCGCCATTCTTGATACTGATGTCGCCACTCTCAACAAGTCTGGAGATGATAAACTCTTCGCGTCTTGAGATGTAGTCTCTGGCGTCTTTGAGAGAGAAGTTTTTGCGCTTGGCTTTCAGTTCCTTGTAGGCGCGAGCGAATTGCTTTTGATTGTTTTCCATAGCCGCGAAGTAAAGCTTGGCCACCTCTTGCCTGATGGGTTCAGGACGCTCCGCTTTGATTTTGTCTTTGATCTTCTTGGTTGTCTCTTTGCGTTTAGCCTCATCTCCAGCAAAAAACATCTCTCTTGGCTTTGTAATAAACAGGTTCCATAGCTGCATACCGCCACCAATTGGCGCACCACTCAACATAGATGCTGGACTCGCAGCTTTTTTGGCTGCTCTTAAAAACGAGTCAACATATTTAGGATTGCCAGTAATCTCGTTAATTTCTTGGTCGGAAAGGTCGGCAATAAACCTGCCTAACGCAATACCGAAATCAAGAGAACTAAAGGCCAATGAAGAAATCAAATCAATTTGCATTGGCTTAGGCAAACCAATGTCCGGTTTTCCAGAAGCAGCTCCGGCAATGTTTTCAATGCCTGTAGAAATAAAGTTTCCAAGAACAGGTATTGCTGAAGCGGGGGCGGCAATCATTCCCGCAAAGAACTCAAGCCAAGTCTTCTTTTCTTCTTCCTCGTCTTTCGGCGGGAACATAAATCCGTAGAAGGCGCGAGATATGGCGGCACTCATGTAAACGCTGGTAAAGAACAAACCAAGCTTGGAAAGCCCCTCTCTTCTATTCTTTGCCCCGCCCTGCTGGATTTGCAGAAGACCTTCAGCCGCAAGCGAGAACTGCTTGGACACGGCACTCTGGAACATGATAAAGAATTTGGCGAATGGATGCTTGGCGGCAAACTGAAACACTCCAGTTCTGTCTGCGCCATGAGAAGTGTTTTCACTTCTAAACATGATAAGCGACCACTCTTTAGCGACGGCCCTATTAAACTCTTCTGTGCCTTCCTCAAGGTTGGTTGTGTCCCTGATTCGCTCTTGTGCAATTCTGTAACGAATATATGCACCCCATTGGTCGGTCTTTTCCAGCATGAAAAGCGCGGCATGTTCCGTTGATTTTCTGAACTTGGAGCTTCTATAATCGACATCAACAATGCTGCTGGTCATTTCTCTTGCGTATCCACCAAGGCCATAACGTTCGGCATAATACGGGGCAAACTCTTTTAGAACGTTGGCCATCTTGCGCCATTTAGCTGGGTCAACCGCACTAACTCCATAGGGCAATGCCTTGGCAAGATATTTAAATCCTTCAAGACCATAGCTCGCCACGGCAATGGGAATGCCGACAGGGTTTTGCATAGCGGCATGAATCTTCAAGCCAAGCACACCAACGCCAACGTTGGTAGAAAGAATTGAAAGAACGCCAGAAGGAAGCCCACGGGTAGGAACCATTTGCTGACGGGTCATTTCCACAATAATCTGGTATCCCTTGCGGCCAAGCTTCTTGGTTAGCTTCTCTTTAATAATCGGGTCGTTCAACACCGAATCAATGTCCTTGCTGATGGGAAGATATGCCGCGATTCTTGCATCATTCTCCAAGTGGTAGTCTATTCTTGAAATGGCGTCGGTGGCCACAAGCCTTGCTCTTGCCCTTTCGTCGCGCTCTTTGAGGGGGCCAAAGTCATCAACGCGAGTCTGCGTGTAAGCCGAATAAGCAAGGTCATCTTTTGATTCAACCCTGCGCGTAACCCAATCTGCGTTTCTTGGATAGTAAGAATCAACCTTCTTGATTCCGTGGCCATAAGCCTGAATATATGAATCGTTAAGGATTTCAAACAAGTCATTGTTATACATGCCGTGCAAGAAACCGATCATGGCGTTATCCTTGTCGGTAGCCTTGGCCAGCAAATCAATATAATTGTCGGGCGTTATCTTTACCGTATCAATGTTCTCTGTGCGGAGGCGGTCAATGACAAAGCCTCCAGACTGAACGGCACGGCGCATGTTGTCTGGGTCTCTAAGCGAGCCAAGAATGTCCCAAAGCTCGTTGCGTTGAATCTTAATAGTTCCAGACTCGCCAGACAGGTTGACTCCGCGAACCTCTATAAGCTCTTTGGAATACAGGTCAAAGTCTCTGCTGCCAATTTCAAATCCCGTTATTTCTTTGATGGCGTTCTCAATCTGATGTTTTAGCCTGTGAGTGCTTGATAGTTGGTCGCCATAAGCGTCTGTAACCAAGTTCTCGTAGGCAAACTTGCGAAGTGTCTCAAGACCCAAAGCATTCAAGATTGCTTCACCCCTCATGCCCTGCGTAATTCTAAAGAACTTAACAAGGAATGAGTCGGAAATGTTTTTGGCCTTATCAATTTCCTCTATAGATTTGTCAATGATTTCAAAGCGGGTTTGCTTTTTATTGAAAAGCATCTCACCGCGAGCAATTTTGTCCGCATGAAGAACAGAGTTAACAAAATCTGAAATCTCGTTAAGGGTGTTTAATCCAAGCTCTTTATCTATTCTGATCTGGTCAAGCTCTCCAGCCCTCTTGCGATACTTCTCTGAAGCTATATCAGCCAACGCCTCAACGGGGTTTGCGTCAAAGGCAGTAACTGCTTCCTGAATCTTTTTCCTCGTCTCTTCGGACATGCCTTTTGTCTTGTAGTTTTCGACAAACTCACGCAAGGCCGCTGCTGCGTCTGGGCCAATTTCGTTTTTCTTGATAGCCTTAGTCGCCTTAATGAATGCGTTTTTGGCGCGAGCAACAGCGTTGTCCAGCATGGCGTTTCCAAGGGCATCTTGTGCCGCCTCTACAACCTTGCGTAGCCCGTCAATTCCGGTTGCCGCCTCAAGACTGGCAAGCTGTCCACCAAGGTATTGAGACGGAACAATATCACGCAATATGCGTTTAGCCTGACGAAGCTGTTCCTCGATTTGTTTGCGCTCGGTAGCCCTGTCGGTTCTGGGTTTATTGACATTAACATCAAATGCAATCTTGATAGACTCGGCAATGGCATCAATGGTTCCAGCCGCTTGTTCAAGTTTTAGGCGAGCATTTTTCTCTTTTCTCTGCCTTGCTGTTTCCGCTGGCAACCCGCGCTCAACCCTTGTTACGGCGCGATTCTTAGCGTCTTGAACGGCTTGAGCAAGCTTGTAAACCTCGGCAAAGTTGGCGGCAGCTTTCTCGGCAATCGAGACATCAAGGTTGGTGAATTGGACAATGGCATTACGCAATGCTGCCTCGCCAAGACCGGACTCCATCCATGTTGCCATGATGTCGCCCAAGCTATAAGTAAGTTCCTTGCCTCCGCGAACTTCGCTTCTGCTGTCGTAAATTGAAACGGCCCTCTTGAGGAGTCGGAGGGATTCGGCTTCGGCTGTTCCTTTCTCTGGCTTGGAAAGCTCAAGCCCCTGAACCTTTACAGTGGGCATCAACCCACCATTGAGTCTCAACCATTGCGCGGCAACGAACGGAGCGTAAGTTGGATTGTTGAAATTGTAGGACTTGGAAAACTTAAAGTCTTGGAACGCCATTCCGTTCTCGTAGTCTTCATTGGTAAGTTCGGTATATTCTTCGGGAATCTCATCTTCCAAGATGGAGTGACCCAACAGATTGAGTTGCGCCTTCTTTGCTTCCGCCCTATTCGCCACGTTTTCAGAAGCCTCCGCCTGTGTTGGCGAGTCCATGTCATCTGGCTTCTGTAGTTTGGTTGGGTCAATAGCTGCAAATCTAATGTCTGCCTCTGTGGGCTGGAATCTTTTGGATAGAGGGATGACGTTGCCTTGATCGTCGCGGGTTACGGGGTCGGCGGATTTGATCTGTTCTGGACGAAATGCAACAACTTCATCCATAGAATCATCAACAACTCCGTCATATCCTCTTGACTCAAGCCATTGCCTTGCATCCTCTCCAATAATACTATATCCCATTTCATTTAATACACTTGTCGTAGCAGGATTATTAAACTTGAGATACACGCGCATTAGCCGCCTGTTCTTTAGCCACCCCTTCCATGTTCCTGTAATGTTTTTCGTAAAATAACTACCCTGCACCCTTCCATATGGGCTTGTGCTTGTATCAAATACCGTAAACTCTTTGTCGGCTGCGCTTCCATGAGATGCTGGAGTGGTATAGCCAGCCCGTTTCGCCGCCTCATCCACCATCCGTTGCGCTGTCTCCATGTCGCCGCGCTCGACGGCTGCGAGGTAGTCGGCGTCTTGTTGTGGAGTAATAGCGGAGGGGGCAACCAAATTTCGCCCTTCTATAGATTCCTGAACCAGCGGGGGATTGTCCAATGTAGCACCAGTATTCTTAATTACTTCAGCGCGCACATCGCTGGAACTCCCTCCGCGCAAGGCCCGAACATTAAATCCGTCCCCAAGAGTTTCTTGAAGATATTGAATTAGTTCTGGCTGTGTAAATCCTTTTTGGTAAGTGAGCTTGCCTTCCGATCTTTGAATTCTTTCAAGTGGCCCGAAAGACACCAAGGCTTTAGATGTGGCAACATCTTTGCCGCGAGTAACGAATACCGCCCTTCCTCCATTGACTAACAAGTTTGCAATGTCCTTAACTATGAATGCTCGTGTTTCGGAATCTACTACATTCAAAACAAAAGTATTGAGGATCGTGCGGAATTTTTTGTCAATCGCCGCACCCTCGCCAGCCACGCGATCACCCGTATAAGTTGGTTTAAATCCAACTGGAGGATATGGCTCGTAAGATTGCGCCCCTAAATATTGGGACGCAGCACCCCGCCCATCACCGTAAACCAAACCCCGCTCGTTGGAAAACTCATCCTTTGAGATAATTCCATCTTTCTCAAGTCGGGCGTGGATTGTGGTTGCGCGTTGGGTCGCCGCTGGTCGGATGGAACGAAGGAATGTGGCGCGATCTATCGTTGCCCCGCCATCCGCCAAAGCTTGTGCCGCATCAAAATCTCCTCTTTCAATCGCATCCAGAAGATACCCTCTGTCTTGTTGGGGAGTGATCGCGGCTGCGGAAACATCCCCTTCGCCCTCTACTGTGGTAGAAAGCTGCGCGATTGATCTCCAAACCAAGTCAACTCCATTAGGCGTTTTGCCTCCAAGGGTGAAGAGTCTCTTAATCAAGTCCCAAATCTCGTTCAGGATATTTCTGTCAACCGCGCCAAGAGCGTCTTTAAATCCATCGTTATCAATGGAGTTGGCAAGGAACTCAGCCATGTTGACAAGGGCATACAGGTTTCCGTCAATCTCGCCATTTGCCACTGCGTCTGCTGCCGCCAATCCTCTTTCTGCGGCGTTCTTAATCCGCATAATCTCAGCAAACTTGGCGTTGCCTCTACCCATCGTTCTAATAAGCCGCTGTCTTATTTTCTCCAGTCCGTTAAATACGGCGCGGTCATTGGCCGAAAGTGCGTTGAGGTTTCCGTTATCAAACTCTCTTGCTTTGCTTAAAGTTGTTGCATGGACAAGTTCGTGACCGATCAACAGGTTAATGTCCTTTGTCGGATTAAGTGGCATGTAAAGCGTGTTGGTCTGCGGGTCATACAGTCCGTCATATCTTCCATCCAAAGTAGAAACATATTTAATGTCCAGATTCGCGGCGTCTGGACTTACGCTAATGATAAGATCAATCAGATCGCGCAACGGCCCTTCAGGTAGCGTATTGCGCCAAGAGCCAATCTTGTTCAGCGTGGGGTCATTAGTCTTGTCTTTGGCCGCTGTTTCATTCGGTGTCAGATTATCGGATTTATCAACCTCCGACAACACCTCTCCCATTACGCCAGAGCGTTCTGTTTGTTGGAGTCTCGTTTCAGTCGGCGCAACTTGTCCAGTCGGCGCAACACCAGCCCGTCCAACAGTTCTTCCAACTCCTCGTTGGACATCGTTGAATTTTTGTTCTGCTGCGTCGATTGCGTTGCTGATGTCATCGGCTGTGAATCCGGCTTCGATTGCTTCTTGTAGGTATTCATAAGCTTGCTTTCTATCTATTAAGTTTCTTTGAATGAGAAGACCGCTAAGTGCCGCCCTCTCAAGAGGTGTAAATGATTCAAGTATTGTGGCCGCGTCGGTTCTGGCGGCAACAACGTCTGGGGAAAGTTGTCCATCGTCAAGCTTGTCTCCAAGTTTTACCCCCTCATCTTTATCCTCATCCATAGAGGATTCAATCTGATTAACCTCTCCAGAAAATCTTTTAAGGTTTTTAACATCATCAAAGGCGGACGCGATTATTCTTGCACCCGAAATTGTTTTTACACCACGCTCAAGCGATCTTCTGAGCCTGTCTGCCGCCTTGTCGATAACGGCGTCTCTGAAATCGTCAGACCTGTTCTTGGTCATAGCCGTTATTCTTGCCGCCATATTAGCAATGGTCTTCCTAATGCTCTCCGCTTTTTCGGGAGTAGCGGCTATCAAATCTTCGGCAAACGCGAACAGGCGATCAAATGTAGTAAGGGCTGGAACCTCGTCCCTAACGTCAGCATCGTCCGTTTCTTCTGGGGCTTGCTCTACTATTGCGGCCCTACGCTGAGGTCTTGCTGGCTCTGTTGGAACTTCTGGGATAGCTTCGGGGGAAACTTCGGGGGTCGGAGCTGCCTCTGGAGCCTTGGTAACTTGTTGTGGAGCCGGAGGGATATAAACGTCACCTTCCAGCGTCCAGCCTTCGGGCATTCTTACGTTGGGCGGAACCTGATCAACGCCAATACGAAGATTCTTGGAAATGGCTTCTGCTGCCGCATCTGTGGCCCCTGTATCAATCTGAATCTTTCTTACTTGCGGAGACAGCCGTGGACGCTGCGCTTCGGGGAGTGCGGCAATTCCTGCTTCGGTAAGAACCTGTTGACCCTTATATTCTTCCGCGAACCCCTGCTCAACAAGAGATTCAAATTCGTCTGGCGCGGATTCGGCTCTTGCAACACGGCCCAATGCTTCGGCCTGTCCAGCGGGAACAAATGCGGCTCTGCCAGCGGCAACTCTTCGGGCTGTTGCTACGCGCTCTAAACGCTCTGCTTCTGCTCTGGAGCGTTGCTCAAGCTCTCGCGCTGCTGCTTGAGCTTCTGTCTCAGTTGGCTCGATCTGCCCAGCTTCGACAGTAGGGCGAACCTCCCTAACTGCTTCGGCTCTGTATCTTTGGTATTCTTTATTTTGTTCATATTTGTCAATGTCTTGATCAAGTAGCAAAAACCCTTGGGCCAGCGAATCTTTCTCGGCATCGCTTACATCCATAGCATCAATGATGCGGAGAGCGTTGTCAATAAGCTTGCGAGCTTGATCTATTTGTTCTGGCCTGACCTGCCTGTAAAATTCTGGAGTCTGGGAAACCTTCTTTGCGCGTTTGCCCTCTTGGGAAACTCTTGATTCGCCAGTATCAAAAAGATCAGCAAAGAAATTTAGCGTTGGCGACTTTTCAATTTCAACGAGAGACGGGGGAACCTCAACATCGTCCGCCACTTCGCTTGCCTCATCCTCGGTGACAACTGGTGTTGCCTCAATCTCGGTCGAAACCTCAACGGGGGCCTCTTGAACAGTGGTTCTTATCTGCCCCCTGCGAACCCACTCAACGCCCTCAACCTCGGAAATGTTCTGTGCCTCGCTTGCAGGAACCTCGTATGATTCCTGCGTTCCAAACGGTCTAAACGAAACGCGATCTCCGTCCTTAACCAAGGCTCCGCGCATCCCGTTAAATACAAAAGTGTCTTTGTCCCTTACGGCATCGGCAATCGTTCTTGATTCTGGAATGGTTACGCCCTGTTCTGCCCGTTCCTGCTCAATCCTTGCTCGCCATTCCTGATCTGTTTCGCCCTCTCTCCTTGGGCTTACTGTAGCACGAATACTGATTGGCTCTCCACCAACGGATTCTGCGGTCTGTCCAATTCTGGCGTCAAGCTCTTGTCTGGCTCTTGCCGCTTCGTCTGCAACCGCCTTGGCCGTTTCGGGTGCTGTGGCCTCGGCGTCTTTAGCTGCCCTTTCAGCAACATCAATAAGCGCGGACTCAGCCTCAAAAATTCTACGCTGTTCTTCGTTGAGTTTGGCAATGGCGTCTTCCTTGCGTTGCATTGCCCTGTCTGCCGTGCGAGCGGCAACCGCTGTTCCGCCAGTAATGGGAAGAACGCCAAGATACATCTGGCCAATTTCCTCCAAGCTCATCATTTTGATGTCTTTGTTTTCCAGACTGTAACGCGACTGTGCCGCTTGCATTGCGGCGTCTGCAAATATTTCTTGTGAAATTTCAGCCGCTGGATTCAGTGCCACGGCCTCCATGATTCTCTTGAACGTGGTTGGCTTTTTGGCGAACTTTCCAATACTGGAAACAAGACCCTCAATCGGAATCTGTTCTGTAAGACTGATCTTGGCAGCGTCAATCATGGCGCGTTTGCCAGTCTCGTTAATCCTTTCGGCAAGCTCTGGATTTTGCTCCTGTATTTCTTCAAGGGAATTGTAGCCGGACTCTCTTACGGATTGTCCAACGGCCTCAATGTAACCTTGTCCAGCATACAGCGCACCCATATGGGCCAGCGTGTATGCTCTAGCTGTTGGGACGGCGAACTTTCCAGCGGTCTTTCCGGTAGGGCCAAACAAGCTAAGAAACTTGGCAGCAATCATTGGCAAAGCTTGGGCGGCAAAGTTTCCAGTGATCTCGGCAGCACCACCAAGAAAGCTAGTTGGGGGACGCTCTCCAAGTTTTTCTGTTTCCTCCGCATAGATGGCAAGCATTTGGTCTGCTTTTTCTGATTCGCTTATATCAGAAGCGGCAATAGCCGAAAGCCGCGCCCCTATTGTTGCGTCGGTTACATAGCTTTTAATGCCGCGAAACAGCCCCGGAACAATGTCAACGATATTGGCCGTGGGCGTATTGTGAGATTCCTCAAATGCCGCAATCGCCTCTTCAACCCCAGCATCCGTCTCTATTGAATATTCTGGGTTGTTTTTAATCCAGTTTTGGAATGTTGTGGTTTGAACGGCAGAGGCTCGTATTGCGCGTTCTCTTTCTGCCTCAAGATTGTTGTAGTAGCTCTTATATCTTTCTTTGCTCGCTTCGGAAATCAGTCCAGCGTCAGCAATCTTGTCAACGGCCAAATTAACATCTTCCTTGCCCTTGGGGGTAAAATAAATTGTTCCGTCTGGCAATAATGCTCCGTATGCCTTGGGGTCTTCTGGGTTAAACCTAGAGGCTTCATACGAATCCATAATGCGCTCGGATGCGTCAATGATTCTCTGTCTGCGCTCCGGTGGAGCTCCTGCAAGAATCTCGTTTTGTTTTGACTCAAGATAATCGCGCTGAATTTTAAACTTTTCCTCTGGCGTCATTCTCTCAACCGCCGTCAACAAAGCTTCTTTGCGTAGATTTTTCTTGGCCTCTTCAAGTTGTGGGGCAACCGAAGCGTCTCCACCATCAACAAGAGATTGAAGTCTTCTAACTTCTTCAAGCGACTCAGGTTCCCTTTCTCCTCCAGCAAAAAGATCAATAACATTGGATGGGATTCCCGCAATGCCACCACCAACGAATCTTGCAACAGCACCACGGGCAACATCTCTGGGGGTTGCGCTTCTGCCCAAAATCTCGTTTGCGTATTCTTCACCAAGCTCGCTTGCAAGGTCGGCCACGTTTTGACTTTCCCGCGTTCCAAGAATCACGGAGCCAACAGCTTCAGCCGCGCCAACACGACCAAGGCCCGTCATTCTTGCTCGGTTTCTTTCGTTTAACACATCACGCAAAAGAAGCCTTTCTTCCTCGCTATCCTTAATGGATTTCTGAATAGAGCTATTTACAAAGTTTGAATACTCTTCAGAGATTTCTTTAGCCTTCTGACTGTAGGCTTCGTCTTCCAAGTTTTCTTGAGCCAACGCTGCAAGTTGTGCTTCACGTTTTTCCCTTGCCGCCAATGCTGGCTCAACAACTCCAGCGGTAAGAGGATTCTCGGAAAGCTTGTTAAGTGACGCAATCTCCTCCTGCTTGCGCTGCTCTTGGACGGCTTCATATGCTGGCCTTAGCTTTTCGACTTTTCGCAACTTGTCATCTAAAAGTATCTCGCTATTCCTTGCGCCATCAAACAAGCGCAATCTTTCTGGCTCGTCCGCCTCAGTTAGTGGTAAAGATGAAAACTCATTGTATGCAGCGGCGTTCGATTCATAAGTTTTTTGAACGTCTTTAAATTCTTTGACAGCGGAAGAATAAGACTGAACCGGGTCTTCCTCTATGAACGTGACTCCAGTTTCTGGCTCTTCGTCCAGAAACGTAATCTTAGTGCCGATCTCCTGTTCTGGAGAAGCCCCATCTTCCTCTTCGTCTAAAAATGTAATCGCCATTAGTCAACACGAGCCTTCTTGCCATTAATAGTCACAATTGTTCCTTTTGGCAAGCCCGCATTATTGGCTTCTTCTGCGCTGTCGAAGCTTCTAATGTTTGTTGATGTAGTAGCCTGAGAGCCGCCACCCTTTGGTAAAAGATTTCTGTAATATTCCAGCTTTTTGCTTAATCCGCTAACCTTGTTATCGTCACCCATTGCTTCCGATTCAGCAATGTCGGCCTCAATAGAAGTGATGATTGATTCTATTTCTTGCTGGGGTCTTCCGCCAATCAATGATTTTTCTTCTTTTAATTTGAGTTGTCCTTCCGCACGACCCAACGCTTCATAATCAATGACATCAACGCCATTAACAGATTTAACAAATTCGCTCTTATCTTTTTCCATTCTGGCGGCAACCTCTGCGACTCTAGCCATCTCTTTGCTGAGAGCTTGACGCTTTTCAGCTTCAGCTTTTTCTGATTGGGTTCTGGATTGCTCTGCGCTTCTGTAAATTTGGGAGGCAGAATTGTATTGAGAGACTATTTTTTGAACCCCCTCGTCGGTTGTGCCTAATGGATTTTGTGCCATTATCTTTGCCACGCTTGATTCAAAATCTGGCGATCTTGGGTCTAATTGATTTATGGATGATATAATGTTTGCAGATTCAAGACTTGCTTGGGCTTTTAGCTTTTGATTTGCTACAGCTTCTTCTTGTGTCTTTTGAAAGTTTGCCTCCTGCATCATTTGATCTCTGGCCTGAAGCCCGTAAGACCTGTCGTTTTCATAGGCTTGGCGTTGAATGTTGTATTCTTGAATCTGTCTTTCGCGCCTTTTGTCCCATTCCGCTTGCATACGAATAGCCCTGCGGGATGTTCCTGTCGGTCTTCCGCCCCAATCTTCCGGCAAGTCTTCCGGAGTAATACCGGATTGAGGACGCATTCCGACCATCAAGTCAGCAACGCTCGGTGCGCTCGGTCTTGCCATAGCTGGCAAATCTATTTTAGTGCCTGTTATTTCTTCAGCCATATTATACGGTTGGTGTGGTTCTCAATCCAAAAGGTAGAGGCGTAAATCTTGAACCCCTTCTTCTTGGAGACGTTGCCATTCTTAATCCCCTAAACGGGTCTGCCATACTTTGAGATGTGGCAGCAAACGGAGTAAATGAAAACGGCGTTCCAGAAGTCCCTAATTGTGTGGCGTTTTGTCTTGTTTCGCCCATTGCAGGAAGCAGCGTTGCTGGCGTTGTCTGTGCCGCTGGCGCAAACATGTTCTGCATTCCAGATATTCCTTGCGTATATGTCGGCTGCTGAATCGGAGAAAATTGACCCATTGAACCTTGTCTAAACGCTCCGCCAAAAGCGGATATTGGAGACTGCCCCATTGCGGAGCGTTCTCCAGAAGCGGCTTGCCTCCATCTTTCCGCGCTAACTAAAGCTTGCGCTCCAGCCATTCTTCTGTCTGTTCCCGCAACACCACCCTCGTAAACTGAGGGTGTCAATGCTTCTTGTGCTCGACGTTCCTCCATTCCCTGACGAATCGTATAGTATTGACTAACTTGTTCTTGGCTTGGTCGAATATTTTGATTGATAATGTCTTGCCTGATTTGCGATCCACGCTCACGCATCTGGGCCAGCAACGCTTGTTGCTGCTCTGGCGTTCTGGTTCCCTGCTCTGCAATGTTTCTTGAAGCCGTCATAGCCGAAGCCTGTTGAGGTGTTGCGAAAATTGTTCCAGATGCCACGCTAATAGGTTCTTTTCCAGCCTGTGTTGCCCTTACAAACTGCGGCGCGGTTCCCTGTGCTGCCTGACTACTTACTCTTTGGTTAAAGCCTCCAGTAACGTTTGGGATAAAGGGACTTCCGAATGACGAAGCTCCGCTTGTAGCAATCGGGGTTGTGCTTGTTGGAAATTGCGGAATTTTATTTTTCTCTTCTTCTGGCATATCATTACCTCATGTTAATCATTCTGCGTGTTAGCCAAGGCGCGGTTTGCATTGTTCCCTCTTGTCCAGAATTGTATTCTTTAAGTTCTGCATTGAGAAGCAATAAAGCTCTGTCCATGTAATATTGTCCGCGCTCAACGTCCGCCTTCTCTTCTGCGTTGAGTGCCATAAGTCCAAGCTTTAATGCCTCAAGACTGTCTGGGAACAACTGATCATTTTCAGAGATTGCCCACACATGACGGCGTTTAAAAACACCTTGAACGCTGTCCCAATTCTTGTCAACCATGTAACGGCGATAATTGATGGCGCGTTCACCTTGCTCGTAAACCGCAAGCGTTGTAGCTCCTGCGCTAACAGTGATAAGCCCCTTGGTGACTTCTTTCTCTACGGCGTAAATCTCTGAAAATGTCTGGCTGGTTGTCTGTGTCCCAGAAGCCATGTCCAATCGGATTCCTTCAATAACCGCGCCTTCAACAGTGGAATAAATCTTGTCGCCGTTGGCGTCCTTGCCACGAATGACAATATACGCACCAGACGATTCGGTCTGAGAAGAAGAAATTGTCAATTGAGAAGGTGTTAGAATGTCTCTAAACGTAACAAACCCTTCACCCATGTCTTGAATAGCCCCGTGATAAGCTTGGTCTGGCTTTCTGATTCCACGACCATTGGGCAAATATTGATACCACTCGCTCTGAACTCCTCTGGTTTGGTATCCAGCGCGGCCAGCACGAATGCACGTTTCAAGGTGTCTGGGAAGCGTGATAAACTTGTTTTCGTTTGCGTCTTCGTAAGCTGCAACCGTTGCCTGAACTACCAAGCCTTCCCACTTCCCTTCTGCATGGAACCTCTCAAGAACTCTGTTGATGTTATTGCGAAGCTCTCCCTGTGCATCAAAACCCACCAAATCAGGCGGGTCTGGTTGCGGCACAACTGAGGCTGGCAATCTTTCTATGGATAGACCAAGTGTAAGTGACATTTGCGCTAAGAAAATATCACGAATCAATACTTAGGTCAATACAAGATTTGGCGTGGCTGGAAGGACTTGAACCTTCGACTCTCGCTTTAGAAGAGCGATACTCTATCCACTGAGTTACAGCCACATTAAAAAATCAGGTCTGCGCTTGCTCCCTTGCCAACCCAAGGCAAAAACTGTTGAAGGTCTTTTACTGGCCACTTCATATTGTTCTGTAACTTTTCCCAATTCTCACAAGCGTTTTCGTATCCACCCCTGTATATACGTTGCTTCTGGGAAACTTGCTGCGGAGTCACCCATGCCATGTGGAGGATGCGTCCAAAAAGTCGTTCTGATTCGTCTCGTCCAAGTATTCGCTCTCTGTTGCCATTGAATACTGGGGGTTCGTGGCATTCCATCCACTCTCCAACGCTGTAACGCCAAGCCCTGACCCACTCATTTGCTCTGTTTCCATAACCGTCTTTCGATGTTGATATTACGTTTGGCCCAAGCATGTAGTCCATTTTAAATTGAACGGTATTAACTTCCCTTTCAATTTCCATCATGGATGCAAGGGACTTCATTTGAAACTCCGTCCATAGCTCGTCGCTATCCATTTGTAGTAAGACGCCATCCCTCTTAAACGCTGTTAGCGCGGCGTTAATCATCTCCGTTTTGCCGCCCCATTCTGACTTGCTGTTTACTGTGATTCTTGGGTGGGTTTTTAATGACTGGAGAAACTGATGGGTTCCATCATGGCTGACTTTGCCACTTTGGTTTCCCATCCAAGCCGTGTCTTTTTTTGGGAGGGATGCACCCTCAACAATTGACCAATGCCAATCAAGTTCGCGCAATCGGCACAATTCGGCAAACTGTGCTCCAATCCAAGGCGAACCATCAAGAACAATGGTGAATATGTTGATGGTCATTTGTTGCCGTTAGTCAACATTCAGGGAATGTCGCCCCACAACGACATTCAAGATACTCCCCAAAGCTTAATTCTGTTTCTTGCTCGTTGTAGATGTAATCAAACAAAAGGTCTTCTGTCTCTTTGCTGATTCCCAATTTTTTGACAAGCTTATTGAAGCGACGATCTTGAACCTTGGAAAGCTCGTTGATGAACTTCTTGGCATCGTAGATTCTGTCTTCTGGGTGTCTTTTCATTTTCTGTAACGTGAGGTTTTCTTTGCAATTTTGCTCGGTTGTTTGACAAATTGCTTTCCAGCTTTATTGCCCTTAGCCTTAGCCCTGTTGGTTGCGGCTTTTTCCGCTGGCGTCAATGCGCTCCATGCTGCATCTGGCAGATAACGCTTTTTGCCCTTGGATGGAGAATTGTCTGAAGTTCTCCACTTCTGCTCTGTCCATTTCTTTAGTGATTCTTGTGGCTTTTTCATAATTAGTCTTTATATCCTCCGCCCTTGGCTTTGTATTCTTTGGCAAGCATTTGCGCTTTTCTCGCGCTCCACTCGCCTTTGTCGCCGCCTTTTGTTCCCGCCTTAATTTTTTGATACAGGCGTTTCCGCATTTCGGGTTTGGTGTAATTGCCAGCGGCGTTGACAGTGCTTTTAGATTTCTTTTTCATGTTGTTACCATTTTTCGCGGTTCGCCCAATAAGCGGCACTCATTTTGCCCTTGGCAATATTTTTTGCATGACGCGCTTTAAATGATTCGCGGCGGTTGCGATAGGCTGAAGATTCTCCTTCTTTCTTGGGGGAGCCACTGACCCCCTGCTGTCCGAATCGAATCAACTTAACATTGTCTCCAGACTTGGCCAAAACAGCATGTGACTTTTCTGGGTGCTTGGGGGTTCTCTTGGGCTTGTTGTAGCCAGAGAACCTTTCTCCTCTGTATTCTATGCTCATATTATTTATTCCCTTGTTAACGTTTTTCCAAAATTACACCATTGCCTAACTCGGCAATAATTCAAGCATCTTGTTGGTTCTCCACGCCTTTCTTCGACAACCCCGCCAATCTTGGATGCGTGGGACTTTGCCGATTCATAATCATTGTATATTCCTCCAGAGACAGCACGTTTGGCGTCTTTTGTTTTTAGCACGGCAAATGCGTCTTCCCTTTGCCAGCGTTCGCGCTCTGAACAATGGGGAATCTCGTCATCGTGGATAGATGCCCTAGCTGCTTCGTGTGCCGCTATTCTGCTCTTGATATAGGCCAATGTTTCTTCGGGCTTCCAGATTGGAAGCTCAATTGATTGAATGGCGCATTGCGGATATTCTGGCTTAATCTTCGCCTCGCGCAACTTCCAATCCTTCATTATGATAATGTTGCAGAGCTTCTTGGGATAAACCCCGTTGGCCTCACACAGAAGCTTGTTGATGTTACCCTGTGCAGTCCACTCAAACTTATCGTCTGACAATGCTTTCCATACTCCTGATTCTTTCCAGTCGTAAAGCGTTTCTGTTTCGCTATCGTAAAGGTCAATCTGTCCTCCGACCTTAATTCCATCTACATCCAAATACATGCGCTTCTCTACGATGTAGCGGCTTGGGTTGCGTTTTGCGATCTGCTCCAACACATAATGCTTGGCGGTTCCGCTCATTGTCCAAACTCGATCTGAAGCGTCTTCTACAACTTTTGCATGATGGCGCGAAAAAAGAACGCTAACCTTGGGTGGGCCGATAAGTTGTGTTGTGCTGTATTGTGCTTCCCCCTTGTTGTAAGAGTCTTCACTGACAAGATCAACGAATGGTTGGGGCAAGTTATGGATGTTTGTAATGGTCATTGTGTTGGTGTGACAGGGAAGTTGTTTGGACTTATTACACCAGTCGCCGCATCGGTTATAGGCCGACCGCTTTAGAAACCCGTCACAAAGAATTAGCGTTTATTTTTCTTTTTGCTCATCCCCGCTTCCGAAAGGGCAATTGCCTTTGCTTGGCGCGGATTGGTTACTTTTTGGCCAGAGGAGCTTTTTAGTTTTCCTTTGGAATATTCGCGCATTACAGTTGCGACTTTTTTCTGTCCATTTTTCTTTTTCATGTTGATTTAACTCCTAACAGTTTTTTGATGTATTTTATATGCCAGCACTCGTGGTTTTTGTCTCTACGGTGGCGGAACATGTAGCTATCACAACAGCAAGTCCAAGGGGATTCTGTTGTGTCAACAATGTAGCCTTCGTGGATATTACGGCGCGACGGCACATAAAAGCTTCCGTTGTTATACTTTTGAACCTTCCAATTAGAAGGCTTCGTCTTCGTCATTTGACGGCTGTGCCTCCGCTAAATTTTGAGCGTTACTCGCACCAAAACCAAGCTCTGCTGGCGTATAAGGATTTACGGGCATGGAGTCAATAAATCCCTTGCGATCAGACTGAATAAAGAGCGTGGTTGCAATCCCCTGACGATGTTCGTCAGAAAGACCAAGCTCAACCTTGATGTCGTTTGCCTTTTTGACGCAAAGGCGCATAAGATTGGACGCTTGGCACAAGAAGGTTTTTGCATCACGATCTGATTTTTGTTGAGAGGGCTGTTGCGCTGGAACAACCACGTTGAACGTTTGGGGCTGAGAGACCACGGGCGCAACCGCTACCGTTTTTGCTGGTTGAGGAATCTGTGTGGCAGGAACCCCGGCCAACTGAAACTCCATTCGCGCCGTTCCTTGCTTGCTGTTTCCAGAAGCCATAAGAACGACTTGTTGCCCAACATTTGCCTCAAAACCAGATTTAATCTCTGGTGTGTCAACCCAATAGACATGCTTAACCCCATCAACAAGAAGCTCTACCAAGCAGAGTGTGTTGTTTTTTACCATCTTCGGTGCGCCCATGACAGTGACAAGCTTGGGGCCGTCTTTGACGAGTGCGCTGTGGTATAGGGTCGGGTCTTTGGGTCTGTTATTTGTATTTTGGAATGCCATAGTATTTCAGGTTAGGCATATACAGACACGGTGCAAGAAAATTCGTTCAATCTTTTTTTAAAGAAAAAGCGGGGTCGGGTTTTAAGCCCAACCCCGCCAACACACACCATGAAAAAACCAAAACAACAAACAAATATTACACTGTTGATTTAACTTTGCAACAAAAAAATGTGCTTGATTGATAAGATGTTTTAAGATATGGTTCCTTGGTAAATGGCCACGGAATATCCACCCCTCGGAAAATCATACGTTTCTGGATACGCAAATAACGACCGATCCTATCCAATTATATCAATAAGGAAAGACCCAAGAGTAGATAGCTACAAGATTCCTGACGATCTTTCCGCGCACCCAGATAGCACACGCTATCCAAATCATGTGTTTACTGGAGCGCAACCAACCAGAAGCGACGAAAGGGTTGAGTGGGTTTATGAGATTCTTCCCGGCCCTTGGGTTCCGTTTACCCGCTACGACGAAAACCTTGGCCCAATTCAAGGCAGACGCCGTGCTGTAGCCAACACAGGGCAAACAGCATCCCTTGCCACAACCCAAAAGAGAACCTATGAGGGGCGGGATGGCTCGGCAATTGTCTCTCTTGAGATCGAGGAAAATTGGGGTGACGGTTCAGGTTCTGTAACTAATCCTTCGTTCCCAATTAACACGAGGGATTTATATGACCCCTCTCGCGGAGCCGTTCAAGAATCAAAACAGCTTATTGTTTCAACAGGCAATGAAGTTGGAACACTTGAAAACATAAGCGGAACAATCACTCAAACAACATATGAGCCATATAATGAATTTTTGGTTTTTAAGGTTGTTCAAACATATAGGGTTAGCGGCCCGCAATTAATTGGAAGAGCAACAGACAGTGACGGCCAACTCGTAACCGTTACAACGCAAAGAAAGGCGGTAAGTGGATATACTCCACCACAGCCAACGGCAACAAAAACCGTAGAAGCACAAAGAGAAGACGCTGAAACCATCGTTGAAAGAATTGTTGATGCGCCAGAAGTTTTTTCGGCAAAAACATTTTCATTACAGCGTCCAGACCCCGTTCCAGAAAAATTCAGAATATTGGTTCCGTCAAAAACGGAACAAGAAAGCCTTGCTGGAACAGCGTCAATCCCAACATTGAATGCTGGAGATTTAGAAAAGTCCGAACAACAAACCAACAAATTCGTAAAACGCATTTCTAAAACAAATCGAGACATAACGAGTCTTCCGAAAACATTAACACAAAAAGCAACAGACAGTGACAAGCAATTAGCAACAGTAACGCAAACCCTTCAAAATGGAGACGCAAGCGAAATTCCAACAGCAACGAGAGATATACAGAGCGAAGCGTTGGGCGACGGAACTTACGTTGTCACAAAAACTGAAGTTCCAGAAGTGTTTCCTGCAAAAACATTTTCTGCGTCAAAACCAGATGTGCTGCCAGAACAGTTCAGGGCAAGTGTGCCAACAAAAACAACACAAGAAACAGTGGCGCAAAACAGCGTCTCCATGCCATCGTTAGCCTCTAATGAAATTGAAAAAAGCGAGCAGCAGATTACAAAATTTACCGCAAGAAAAACAACTGTTACACGAGACAATATTGGGCTACCAACACTTCTCGGTCAAGATTATGAATCGAGTGTTAACATAATAATTCCCTATGAAGAAAAAATAACGCCGTCTGGCCAATCGCTTGGTTCTGCTGCGACATTTGTTGATCCCCTATCTGAAGATTTAGACATTGTTCGCAAAATTGATTTGGATGCTGTCAAATCAGAACTGGACGCTGTTTTTTTGTCCTTTCCAACAAGAACAAGTTTAAGTCTCCCGAAAATATTGAAATCCGTTTCAATCATTTGGGACGGCAGCAAAGACGATGCAAGCTTTTCAAGTGATTTTGAGGGATTTACATCTGGAACGAGCGGGTCTTTGTCTGGGTCTGAAAGCGGAAGAGCATCCTCTCAAGCGTCTGTTTCTCCAGCATTCGTTGTGGATATGGAGGAAATTTATGCAAACAACATCCCAACAACCAGTTATTTTTTCTTTTTGCCATATCCCGTAACGCTGCAAGACATATTAACCAAGGTGGGCGGTTCAACCGTGCCGTGGCCAATATTTAAGCCAGTCTCTCACGTTTTGGCTGCATTTGGAGAAAGTGCTAGAGTTTCTGTAGAAGGCTCAGCAAGCGCGTCTGCATCTTTTTCTCCAACAAGCTCTTCGTCTGACAGAACAACGGGCAAGGGCAGTTCTTATGCGAGGGGGCAACAAACCGTAACAATAACAATTCCTCCATCAATTCATGGACAAATAACCATAGAAAACACGGGCGAACAAAATTATTCAGGAGGGGCGTCATTTGAAATTGGTTGGTTTGGAGACAACTTCCCAAGCGTAAATGTTTCCGACACAAAAACAGTAGAGGTTAATGGGACTGGCCCAACATCAATCCCATCGGTTTCTGGGCCAACCGATATACCTAGGTCTGGCTTGTATCTTATTGATTCAAGAGTAGAAATATATCAATATGGCTATGCAAGGGTATATGCCGAAGTTTTAGACGCCTCAATTTTTTCCTAATATGTCTAAGTTAAATAATCCAAATTTTGGAAAAAATACCCCCGCTGACGATCCCTATACGGCGACACGCGGAACGGCTCAAGAAAAAAGACAAGAAAGAGAAAATGAAAGATTTGAAAAACAGCTTAAAAGAGAAGTTAAATACGGGAGAATTTCTCAAGACGGTCGAAACAAGCTTTTAGGGGAGGCGTTAAATGATTTTGTAAATCAAATCATTTCTCAAAAGGTTGCATTTTCTTCATCTGTAAATTCTTCATCTACGGCACTACAGTCTGATCTAATACCTAGCGTATCAATAACGCAATCTCCAATTGGAAACGAGATTCCGCCCCCGTCTGGCAGTGCTTCCAGACCGTCACAACAATTGCCGCTGGTTGAGTTTGATGTTTGCGAAAATGGCCAACCCGTAAAATACCGCATACCAGCACAAAAAATAACAACGTAAAAAGCTATGGCGACCGTAAGGCAATTAGGGCTGTTTCCGTGGTGCACCACCTATCATACGACACAGGACATTGGAGCAGGGACACTTTGGCCCATCGGGTTAACAAAAAGCCAAATGCTGAAGTTCTATTGGTTGCTCAAAAAAATAAAATTAACCTCTGAAGATGCGTCTCTTGTAACCATAGGAGAACACACGGATTTTTTTCCGTTCAATCCCGAACGCACAGAAAAAAATTTGGTATGCGCGCCAACAGGCGACGTTCAAATTGTGGGCGGTGATTTCCCCTTTAATTTCTTTGAAATTTGGTGGTCGCAAACACTTTATATAGAGTCAACAAGTCTTTTTTACCCTTATTTTCGGCTGCAATTTCTTGATCAAGAATTAGTAACTCCAACAAGAGGCCGTTCTGTAGTGGCAGATTCTTACTGGAAAAGTTACACATCAGGAACCACGCCGACTGAAGGAGGAGTTATTGATTTTTTTGGCGAGGAGCTTTCTATGGGTTATGGTTTTAGTGTGGACACAGGAACGGGTTCCGCTCCGCAAAGATACGGGCCGGGCGCAATAGCAGCCGAAGAATACTGGCCCTACGACCCCGGCGACGGCGGTGGGCCAATTTATGATAGTTCTACAGGAGAGCAACTAAGAGATTTTCCTTCTTAGTTTATTTCTCCGAAAGATAAGTTTCGTAAGCTCTGTTGCTAACCGTGTAAAACGTGTTGCAGCACTTGCACATCATTTGACGCTTGACTGTCCCAGCGGCTGTTGTTCGCGTCTTGGACAAATGAACGTCCGTAGAACCGCAATCAGGGCAATCGTATTTCTCTCCGCCATAAGCCACGGCGTAGTTGTATTGATGGTTGGTGTAGGTGCGGAGTTCTTGATAAACGCGCTCAAGCAGAACAACGTCCCGCTTGCAGTAGTCAACCATTCTGCGAAGGCTTTTCTTGCACTTGTTCAGAACGATTGATTTCCAAAGATCAAAACCTCCTGTTTCCATTTTTCCCCCAAAGCCCAAAAATTTGGCAATGTAATCAAGCTTGTTGCTGTTGAACAAGAATTGATTGCGAGCAATCTTTAGGGTGTCCAGCGTTACATACTTTGGATACATGGGAACGCGGTGGTAGAGGCAGCGGGTCTTGAGCCACTTCATATCGAAGCGATCTCCGTTGTGGCCTACAATTTCATCGGCGGAATTTGCTATCTCGGCAAACTCTTTAACCATCTTTTTATCGCAATGGTTTTCGTCCCACGTCAGGGAGTGGACATGGCGTTCGCCTTCCCACTTGTAGCAGATGCAGATAATGGCCCTTTCCTCCAAAATGTTGTCATGGGGGATTCTTAGCTCATATCCAGTTCTCCAAGAAAATACAACGTTCGGAGATGTTTCGATGTCAAAAAACAGGCGACGGCGCTTGATTGTGTTGTTCATGTTATTTTTCTAGTCCGCGAATCATGGCTAGTGTCCTGACATAACCAATGCTGTCCAGCAAATTGTCGTATGTTGTTTTGTTCTGATCTCTGGCAATCTTCAATAATACCATCATCCAAGCAACGTCTTCAACAGAGATATTGCCGCCAACCTTGCGGTTGTTCAAGTAAACATTCCAGAGATCGGCAATGCGTCTGAAGTTGTCCGTAGGATGGCCGTAATCTTTTTGACGCTCGCCCGAAGTGATCTGCTTGGCTTTGTCGAGGATTGATTCTTGGTCGTATTCCACCATTGACGGGTAGAGGTATATCTTCTTCCCAAGCCACTTGGCTACGGCAAGCTCGGCATTTGCCCCTTTGCTTTTTTCCCACTCTGGAAGAAGCGCAATGGCGTCAACTTCAATAACGCCCATTAGGTCACGCTTGGCCGCGCCAATTAAAAATTCTTTATCCATAACAAAATCTGGATGGGTTGGGTCGTATCCTGCTTCTGTGTCAAGTCTTGCTGGATTTACCACTTCAAATCCTTGCTCTTTTAGTTTTTCTTCCGCTGCAAAAAATGCGGGGAAGTTGTAGTTGGGGTAGCCCGTCATTGGGCCACAGCAATATATTTTCATGTGTGTGTTGTTGTTTGTGTTTATTCAATAGATACGCCTCTATCGAAAATCATTTCATTAAGAAGCTTTCGTATTTCTTCGACAGTGGTTGTATCCCAAGAAGGGTGGGTATTATAACGAAGATGGCTCCGTAGCTCGCAATCAAGCGTGGTAACAACCCATTGAAGATCGTGCGCCTGACACGCAAGCTGAAAGTCGTCTTGTTCTTCTGGCAAATTAAATGAAAGTTTTGCTTTTGGCATTGTTACTCAAGGGTTTTCTTTAGGACGTTCTTTAAGTCGCCGCCGTCATCGTCATCATCCTCTTCTTCATCATCTTCTTCCTGTCCATACATGATGTCGTGGATGTTGGAGATAAGGCCGTCGATTGTGTAGTCATTTCCAAATTTGATAAAGGCGTTTTTAGTTTCGTCCGCTTCTTTGTAAGTAACAACGACAAAGCCAGACTCGAAAAATTCGACAAGCTCATTGCACAACTTGTTCAATATTTTTTCAAGTTTTTCGTCGTGCTTCATTAAAATTCCTCCCTGCAATTTTTGCAGATTCTCATTGTTCCTGCATGTTTGACGTAAACCCTGTCAATGTTTTTGTCTCCACAATACGGGCAGCTATCCTGATTAAGCTTCTGTTGTTTTTTCTTTTTCTTGTTTGGATTATTTTGTGACATACAACTCTTTAAGGATTCTTGAAATTACCCTACTGTATTCCATTGGCGCAATATCCGTCTTGCGGCTCGGAGCGACCATGCGATGATCTAAAACCATGTTGGGTTGAATATTCCAATTCCTCATTCTTGGCAAGATATATTCCATCGCTGAGGCAATGGCATCTTCCTCAAGGGGTTCCAAGTATGTGTCACCTTCCCAGCTAACACCTATCGACCAGCTATTGAGGTCTGGACGCCCCTTCCAGATGCTTCTGCCAGCGTGCCATGTTCTCATGCGGTCATCAGCAAAAACGGTTCTACGGCCATCTCTGGCGATTAAACAGTGGTAGCTTACCTTGGATGCGGGGTTCATTATCCAACTTACCCCACCCTCGTAAGAACCTCCAGAGTGATGGAGGACAATTGCCTCTGGCTTGATTAAAGCCCCGCCTTTATTTGGCGTGTTTTTTCTTGTCTCTGGATAGCTTTTGACGCTCACGCTTGGTGTGGATGGTGTTGGCAATACGGATGCAGAGTTCGGCAAGGGTTGTGACTGGCCACTTTTTGATCTCTTTCCAAACAGCTTCAAGATCGCGTTCCACATTGCTCATTTTTTCCAAGGGCAACTGCGAGTGCCAATGTCCCAACGCCTAAAAATCCGTTCCACCTCTGATTCCGAAGTGTTTGGTAATCTTCCCTCCCTGTATCCGCCCTTTAACAGAGAATTGGATTGAGGCGAGGAGACGGACGAGGAAGGGGCGACCATCTTCTTTTTCTGGGGGTTTTCTGAATATTTCACGAAGATGCTCCTTGTTTAGTGGTTTGTTCACCGCTTGCGGCGGGTTACGGTTGGCTTCTTTTTTACAGGAATAGCCCTGCGGACTTCCGTGTAGGTTTCTGGGCCGAACCATCCGTCCTGTTGAACATTGACAACAGCCTGAATCTTTTTGACTTCTTGGGTTTGCTTGGCATTGGTGAAGTAATTAACTCCACTCATAATGCCAGCCCACACAAAGGCGACGATTGCCGTCTGATCAACGCTGCTTGCAAGGTTGGGGTCAAACGAGGCGATCTTGGCCACAACCCAGCTTACGCCAGCGGCGATAATGGGGGTGACAATGCCGCCAAGCTTGGATACCAAAAATTGGATAAGTTTCTCTTTCATTCTTGTGTTTTGAGTTTTTGGACGGCGGATTCAACGGTAAAGCGAATAACGCTTTCAGCGGCATCAATGCCCTGTTTCGTTGCGTTTTGGGTAAGAAGTTTAACGGCGGCTTCGCGCTTTTGCGCTCCCGTTTTGTTTGTGTCGGCAAGCGAGCGAACAATCTCAAGAGCAATCGGAAGCAAGGCGGCTGCGCCAGAGGCAAACACGCTCTTAAGGATGGGCGCGTAGAAGTTGAAGATTGCACTGGAAAATCCAGCCAGTTTTGCGAGTAGTGATTTCATAGGGTTTAAATCTATCTCAAAATCCTTTGGACTTCAAGTAATCTTCGATTCTTTTTGTGCGCTCGTCAATCCGCGCTAAAGTCTCCGATCTTTCTTGATTCTCTTTGTTGATAAGTTCAATCCTTGCATCTTGTTTGGCATCGTTAGCTTGGATGGAACGCATTTGCTCTGGAAGGACAATCCATCCATTAAGCGCGGAAAACATTGTTACCATTAGCGCAACGCCAGCGATTAGCTCGCTCATGGTAAGCTTTACTCCTCGTTCGTTTCTGACTTGTTCAATGCTCATAATTTATGGCACGTTCGGATAGTTTGTCCACA